CGGTATCATGTATTTTAGAAAAGCAAGGTACTTATTGGAAGGTCTTAGGCTGAACCGTGAGAGAGGTATGAGGCCAACCGGCGAGCTTTGCATGGATAGTGTCGCGCACCAATTAACAAGGAGTGGGTACAAGGTTAAAGTTTTTGAAGCTGAACACTACGCTTGCTGGGGAACTCCTGGGGATTATGAGACTTACAATCACTGGAGGAAGCACTTCAAGTGATTCAAGCGGTAAGGGTAGGTAATAGCACATTATATTTTAATAACTCACCATCCCATATAACTGGTGAGTATTACATTTACTGTTGTAAGCTTATCCTACAGTCAATGAGTTCTTGGGAAAAGCCTCTGAACGTTGTTGTAGGTCCATACAATGTGAGTATAGAGGGTGATGTCCCTCTGGTAAGAATAGATATACAGCCTGAGCATACTCTTGTTAAGCAAGGAGGCCGTTCAGTAGACGAAGTTATTGTCGGGTCGGTTAAGGTGATTGATAATCCTGATGAGAATTACTTAGTCCGTGTTGCTAACTTTGATTATTTCAATAGTCTTCATAATACTCTAGAATACAGCTTACCAAATATGGTGAATCTAAAGTTGAGTGGTATTCGTAAGTTTGATGATTACATTAAGAAGGCCATACATATAGCTCCTATTCTTTATGATTCTTTTAATTTTGATGAAAGAGAGGATGGTAGGGTCATAAGTATGTTCACCTCAAGTGCTAGCCCTAGAAGAGATAAATTTCTTGAATGCGGTGAAGTAGAAAATGTTCAAAATGTTTATAGTTTGAACGATTTAAAAAATCTCTACCGTGAGACCGGAGTGATGGTGAATGTTCACCAAACTGACCATCACCACACCTTTGAGGAGCTTAGAGTTCTTCCCGCTCTCTGTAATGGTGTTCTGATAGTGTCCGAAGATGTTCCCTTGAAGGGACATATACCATATAGTGATCATATTATCTGGTGCCCTTATGATTGTTTAGACTCAAAAGTAAAAGAGGTTAAGTCTAATTACAGAGAGTATCATCGAAAGGTATTCAACGAAAAATTAAAAAACAAACTGCTGACCATGGTAGAGAAAAATAAGAAAAACATATTAAAAATAGGGATGAACTAATGTCTTTAAATAGCTGCATAATTGTATACTCACATACTGAATTTTCTGACATACTGAAAATACAAACGGACAAGTTAAAAGACATAGAGTGTAAGAAGATCTTGTTCATCAACAAGAGCGATGCTTCTCACCCTGAGTATGATCAAGTCTGTTACTATGACGACTCTCTCCAGTATGCATCTAAGCTTAAATCCTGCTTAGATCAGATTGAGGAGGACAAGTTTATATTTGTTCACGACAATGATATTATTGTTAACGTTGATTGTGATTTCTTAAATAGCCTTTTAGAGGTCATGGATGAGTTCGACATTAATAAAATTGATCTCAAGGACTCTCCTTATGATAAGGATTCCTCTATCACAACTGTCAAAGGTGTAGATATCTTTGAGCAGCGGGACACAAATCAATACATCTATAACGTCAATCCCAGCATATGGAGGAAAGAATACCTTGATAAGGTTGTAACTATGTTTCCTGATGCAACATACAGGAACATAGAAAGCCCTCCGGTGCAATACTTCTGTAGAAATTTTAAGTTTGCAATACTTAAAACACCTGAGCCTCTTAAGTGCGGTTATTTCGAATGTAACGAATTCTTTAAGTTCTTACATATTACTCACGGCAGAGTTCTCTTAAGATTGAATGAGCAGTGTGTAAACTCACAGGGGCAGTCGTATATTGATATGAAAGATGATTACAAATCCATGGTAGATGGCTATAATTTAAGAGAATCTTACATGTGGGATCCTCTTTCAAATGGCTAAACAAAATATAAAATTAAGTATACTAATTCTCTCTTTACCTAGTCGAGTTAAGTATCTGGATAAATTAGTTTCAAAACTAGAAAAACAGATTGACGACAGGCAGGATGTTGAGGTTCTGTCTCTAATGGACAATAAATCATTCAACGTTTCCGAAAAGAGAAACGCGCTCATGTCTTTAGCAAGGGGTACTCACCTAACTTGGATTGATGATGATGATGATGTTGCGGATAATTACATAGAGAGGTTGATAGCAACATTAGAGGAAAGGCCCGACGTAGATGTAATATCTTTTGATCAGAAATGTTATTTAGAAGGCATTCCTGCAAATGTCTTTGCTAAGATGGGTAATCCACATGATCACGCTGTAATTGACCCTCAGACTGGTGCCTACAGAGATATTTTAAGACCTCCGTATCATTGGTGTATTTGGAAAAGTTCTTTGGCAAAGTCGGAAAGTTTTAGATTTGGAACGCATATGCCAAACTCTCACGTTGGTGAAGATATTGATTGGTTGTCCAGACTGTACCCAAAGGTTAAAGATAGTATTTATCTTGAAAATGAATTTTTACACATCTACAGATACTCATCTTCGGTGAGTGAGTCCTCATGAAAACTTTATTAACAGGTGCTAATGGTTTAGTGGGGAGGGCTATTAAAGCTGATATTCGACTCAAAGGGTCATCTGATCTAGATCTTACTAATCGAAAAGAAACTTATGACATATTTAAAAGATATGATCCTGACGTAGTTATTCATACAGCAGCTAAAGTGGGCGGTCTAGGAGCTAATATAAATTACGTCAATGATTTCTATGTAGACAATGTGCTCATTAATACAAATGTTCTTGAAGCTTCTCGTAAGGCCGGAGTTACCAGACTCATCTCTTTCTTGTCAACTTGTATCTTCCCTGATGAGATTGAATATCCTTTAAATGAATTCAAGCTTCACTTAGGAAATCCACATGATTCTAATTTTGGATATGCGTACGCGAAAAGAATGCTGGAGGTTCACAGTAGGGCGGTAAACAAACAATACAATCTAAATTATGATTGCATAATACCCACTAATATTTACGGACCTCATGACAACTTTAGTATTGATGACGGACATGTTCTTCCGTCCCTGATTCACAAGTGCTATTTAGCGAAGAAAAACAACACCGACTTCGTTGTTTGGGGTAGTGGAAATCCTTTAAGAGAATTTATATTCTCAAAGGACATAGGGCAAATTATACACAAGTTGCTTGAGAGCGGTAAGTCCTTTGGGTCTTTGATCGTATCTCCGAGCGAAGAGGTAAGTATTGGCGAACTGGCTGAAATCATAGCTAAACACATGGGATTCAGAGGGAATATAGTCTATGATAAGAACAGACCAGATGGACAACATCGAAAGCCAACTGACAACAGCAAGCTAATGTCATTACTACCAGATACAAAGTTTACATCAATTGAAGATGGTGTGTGCGAAACTGTAGAGTGGTTTGTAAAGAATTTTAAAAATTGTAGAAAATGAAAACAGCAATAGTAACTGGAATTACGGGACAAGATGGGTCCTACTTGGCAGAGCTTCTGTTATCTAAGGGATATAAAGTTGTAGGGCTTGTTAGGCGGCACTCAACCCCAGAAACACAAACTAAGAGGATAGAGTCTGTGCGTCATAACCCCAATTTGGTGCTTGAATATGGCGACTTACTAGATCTACCCTCACTTTTACATGTGTTTAGAGAACACAATCCTAGGGAAATTTACAATCTAGCAGCACAATCTCATGTTAAAATTAGTTTTAGACAGCCTTCATTTACCACAGACACAATTGCTCAAGGAACTCTAAATGTCTTGGAGGCAGCTAAGGTAATGTGTCCTGACGCTAGGATTTATTTAGCGGGATCTTCTGAGATGTTTGGGAATGAGTGTGATCAGGACGGATATCGTAGAGAATCAACAACAATGAAGCCTGTAAGTCCTTATGGGTGCTCTAAGGTTTATGGCTACCATCTGGGTAGGACTTATCGGGAGGCTTATGGTATGTTTATCTGTAATGGCATTCTTTTCAATCACGAATCACCCCGCAGAGGCTTGAATTTTGTGACCAACAAAGTTGTTGAAGGGGCTGTTAAAATTAAAATGGGATTGACTGACAAGTTGGCTTTAGGTAATTTAGAGGCCACTCGCGATTGGGGTCATGCAAAAGATTACGTGAAAGCGATGTGGTTAATGTTGCAACAAGAGAAGCCCGATGATTATGTTTGTGCTACTGGTAAGTCTCACTCAGTTAGACAGCTTGTCGGGCATGTGTTTGAATCGCTTAACTTAGACTATACTAAGTATGTCGTTGTGGATCCTGCTTACTACAGGCCATATGAGCTAGATGATTTAAAAGGAGATCCTAGTAAAGCAGAAAAAGATCTTAACTGGTGCAGAGAATATACTTTTGAGTCTATGATAGATGAAATGATTAAGTCTATGTACGAAGAAAAAGTTTTAGGAGAAACAAATGAATTTTAATAAATTTCAACAAGCTTGCAGGAGAACCGCAAACCCTGATCTTACTTACTCACAGGCTGCTATGAATTGGGCCTTGGGTATTGCTGGTGAAGCAGGTGAGTATTGTGAACTCATCAAGAAGAGTGAGTTCCATGGTAAGATGCTAGATAAGGATCATGCCAAGAAAGAACTAGGGGATATCCTATACTATGTTGCTATGGCAGCTACTAACTTAAGCATTGACCTAGAGTCAGTTGCTCAGGCAAATGTAGACAAGCTAACGGCGAGATACCCAGAAGGATTTAAGAGCGGAGGCGGTATCCGCCACGTAAACAACGATCACGAAGACGACGGCTGCTAAAGCCTTCACTAAACTACTCTACTTTTAAGTTTTCTGATCTCATCCTCTAGCATGCTTGAGGCATCCGCTAGTGTCCTCTCGTAAGTTTCGGTGTCCTCGTAGGAGGTGTTAGGTCTTTCATCACCTTTGATAGTGGTAATCTTATCGAGAAGCTCTCTATGGATATCGGTCATTAGCTTGCCTTAGTTATTAAAGTTGCGGCGGTGGTAATAAGAGAGAAGATCATACCCCAATAAAGCCAGCCTTGCTTCCAAGACCTTCTCTCTAGGATATCCAAGGCTTTATTCATTTTTTTGTGATCATCAACACAGTTGGAGAGCTTTTCCAAAATATCCTCTTGTTGTTGAGAGAGCAAGATTTGAAGCTCAATAGTTTTAGCGTGAACCTCCAGTTGTTGGTTGAGGTCTGCTCTAGTCACCGTTTCGTTGGGGTTAGGATCTACAATAGCCATGGTATATAAATATTTAGTTCTGGCAGAATTGGAAATGATTGGTATAATTTAGGCCATGCAAACATTCCTCCCATATCCCGACTTTGTATCCTCTGTAAAAGCCCTTGATTACCGTCGTTTGGGTAAGCAACGTGTTGAAGCCATGCAACTGGTGAATAGCACTAATAAGCTTGCTGCCAACCCCAGTGCTAAGGTCGGTTGGGCTAATCACCCTGCTCGCACTATGTGGCGTGGCTATCTACCTGCTCTTAAGCTCTATCACAATGTCTGCATTCAAGAGTGGATTGATCGTGGCTACAACAATACCATGAAGTATTATGACCTTCCTGATGATATTCAAATGCCCGACTGGATTGGCGACGATCGAGTCCATGCTAGCCATCGTTCTAACCTTCTTCGTAAGGATCCTTCTTATTATTCTGTGCATGGCTGGACTGAACCAGATAATATCGAGTATTTTTGGCCTGTGGAGCTATAATACTGCATGACCAGCGATATCATACTGAAACTTAAGAACGCATCCATGCTCTCTGAGCAGGAGCTTACACCAGAACTCATCTCTACAGGAGCCTATGCCTTGAATAAGATTATCTCTGGTAAGTACAACGGTGGCATACCTATCGGCATGATCACGCAGTTTATTGGGCAGGCCTCTACCGCTAAAACTGTTTTTGGAACTCACATTCTGCGTGAAGCACAGCGTAAGAGCTACCACACGGTTATTATCGACTCTGAGAATGCATACAGCCCCAAATTCGCAGTGACGCTCGGGATCAACCCTGAGAAGCTTATTTATGCTGCGCCTCCTACTGTCGAAGAGTGTTTTGACACGATTGAGAAGATCATTAACTCGATCCGAACTGAAGATTCCGACACTCCTATTGTCGTGTTTTACGACAGTTTGGCAGTCTCTCCTTCAAAGGCTGAGATGGATGCTGAGGGTTATGAGGGTAATAACATGCAAGGTGCAACTCGTGCTAAGACAATTGGTGCTGCTCTTCGTAAGATCAATCCGATTCTTAGACCTAAGAATGTTGCTCTGGTCTTGGTTAATCAGATTCGTACCAAGGTCGGTGTGATGTATGGAGATCCTAGAACCGCTGCCGCTGGTGGCAATGCCTTAGATTACTATCTTGGAGTAAACTTGCAAACATCAAAAACTGATGTTGTAGGTGATAAGGAGAGTCCCACGGGCATTCGTGGTAAGGTCTTAAATAAAAAGAATAAGCTTATCGAGCCATTCAAGGTCTGTGAGTTTGAACTGATGTTCAATGAAGGTTTAAATCCATACTATGGGCTTCTGCCGCACCTTGAGCGTGATGGTATTGTAGAGCGTGGTGGCTCATGGTATACTGTTAAATCGACGGGCAAGAAGTTCCAATCTGCCCATTTAAAGGATCTCATCGAATCTGAAGACGAGGGGGTAAAACCTATCATCGATCTTTTGAAAGAAGAATAATACATATACTATAATAAACTATGGGCATAGAAGATAGGTTAACTGTTGTAATTGATAAAGCTCTGAAGAGACAATTATCTAATAGTAACGATATTAACGCACCCTTCATGGATATTGAAGATTACAAGAAAAAAACTGGTAAAAGGTTTAGAATGACCAAAGCTCAACGTGAATCTGGACTCACCAGAGAGCAAGCTTTCCAGGAATTCATGGAAAAAATGGTGGATAAGGGGTGAACTATTTATTAAAAAGAATAGGGTTGATACTTTATGGGTTATTATCTATCATGGAGTCTGTGGCTAATACTTCACTGTACATTAGTCACCTTGACGCTATTAGGAAGCCTTTTGATTTATCTTTACCTTTCTATTTCTGGTATGTTAACAAATTCCTTAAAGGAAGTTACATCGCTGATCTCAAGGATAAACATGGGTAGAACATTTAGGAGAGAGAAAACGTATGGACCCAGGCGTCCAAGACTAAATAGTCATAGAGATCTTCCTGATTATCAGGATGAAATCTTGGATGAGGATGATCTCTTTTACAACGATGAGGAATTTTATGGCAAATTACATCCTGAAGAACAAAATGTGGTCGGACACGAAGATGAACCGACTAGTAAAGGAGATTAAAGATAACGCTAAGGCAGATCGCGATGCTGCTCAACAGTTATTTGAAGATTGCAAGACTGCGATGCAGGATTTGGCAGGCAACCGAGTGGTCTTTGACGACAACGGGAATCCTAATGTGGACGCTTTTACTAAAATAATTGCTGCATCAACCAATGCACTTGGTCAGATGGGCGTTGCAAATGAGAAACTTTTGAAGTTAGCACAAACTATGCAAAAGTATCAACTTAAAGAGATGGACTTGGAGGGTAAAGCTGGCCCTACTCAAGAACTTAAAGGATCTGTTTTTAGTAACTTAAACGCAATGCTTAACAAGGACAAGAATGCCCAGGAAGAGTAATAGTATTAAATCTTTTTCCGCTGAGTTGAACTCAATAATTCATCTCAAACGCTTAACTGAGCGTCAGGGTAAGATTTTATTTAATAAACTCACAAAATTTATCAAGTCTACTGCCTCTGGCGAATTTGATTTTGTTAAGTATGTTAAGATTGTAATTACAGGCTCAGTAACTTCTGATGAGAAGAAGACTTTTATGTCTAGAATGGAAGAGGCTGCAAATGTAAAAGAAACGATAAAAGACCCTTTATTAGAGTATAAACTTCTAGGAGCTTACTATACTGCTATTGTAGAGTACTACCCAGATTTTAGAATCGAGTATGTTTGCTATGAGATAAATGAGGTATTGCCCGAATCTTTCTTGTTAGAAACTCTTGTCAGTGATGCTAAACAAGACGAGGAATTCAAAAAGAAACTGGAAGAAAAGACTCGTAAGAAAAAGAAAAAATCAGATAAGCCTTTAAGCACTCTTTCTTCAATTAAGGAGTTGGAGGTGTTTCTAAAGAAAAACATCATCGGTCAAGATGATGCCATTCGTGCTGTTAGAGATGCGGTTAAGTTAAAAGCTGCTGACTTTACTACGCATATGAATTTGTTTTTCATCGGAAAAACTGGTCGTGGTAAAACTCAACTGGCCCGTAAGCTAGGGGAAAGATACTCAAAGCATTTTTGGGTTATTAATTGCGCTGAATTTACTAATGGGCATGAAGTCAGTAGACTACTAGGATCCCCTCCTGGATATATCGGACACTCCGAAAGCTCATTAATAAAGGAAAAAGCAGACAAGTCTAATAGATGGACCATTGTATTTGATGAAATCGAAAAAGCACATCCCAAGTTATACAACATCTTACTTAGTTTGTTGGATACAGGCACTCTTACTGATAATTCTGGCAATGAAATTGATCTCACAGACTCGATTTTTATCATGACATCAAACTGTGGTCTCAAAGATCTAAAAACTGAAGCTGTTGGATTTAGAAGTGATATTAGTTCTGCTGGCGACAAAGAGCAGATCATGAAATCTATAGAGACTACCTTCTCACCAGAATTTCGAGGTCGTGTGGATGAGTTTGTTTTCTTTAACGACTTAACTTCAGAAGATATCAAAAATATAGCTAAGTTAGCACTGGTTAAATATCCCATCAAGGCCACACCTGAGATTATTGATTACATTATTAAACATGGTTATTCTGAAGAGTTTGGAGCGAGAGATATTCAGCGCGTTCTTAAAAGATTGGTGGGCTTACCGCTTGCTGACGAGATCTTGGCTAATCGACAGCCTGATAACGGAACAGGTAAATATGATGCTGAAATTAGAGAAAATAAACTAGAAATTGTAAACACTCTGTGTAGCTCGGCGCTATAATGCTAGTATGACACCTCAACAAACAGAACTTACTTCCTATCTTCAAGACGCAATGAATCAACTCAAAATATTACAGTCTCGTGCGTCAAAAAGAAATAAAACTAAGAAGTTTAAAGCCATCATGTCTATGCTCACAATCACTATGAGTAGAGCAAATGCCACATATAACTACGTGAAGGCTGGTGGTCATGAAGACTTCTCGGTGATTATACAGCAGCATATGTATGATCCGATTATTCAGTGGTTGGAGAGCGAGATTGCGTAGACTGATCGAGAAAGGCAAGTGTAACTCCTGCGGCGATTACGCGGAGTTATATGAATATAACAGATCCAAATCCTGTGCAGTCTGTTTGGGCATGGACCACAGGGGTATTAGTAGGCCCGAGATATTAAATAGAGCGACTGGAAAAAAGAATGAACAGATACGAAGAACTGGGAAAAAGCGTCGGTAAGCTTGTAGCTGAGAAACAAGAAGCTTATGGGGATTCATTTGGGAAAGCTCATAAAATTCTTAAGGTCTTATTCCCTGACGGCATACAACCAGATCAGTACCTAGATGTGCTCACTATTTGCAGAGTTGTGGACAAGCTTTTTAGGTTGGCTACTGATCCCACTTATGGTGATGAGTCTCCCTGGCGGGACATCTGCGGCTACAGCCTTCTTAGTATGGGTAAGGATGCTCGTGAGTCTTCTAGAGAAGAATCCTCAAGATTAGATGAAAAATCATAAGCTCTTACGCTATAATGAGTTGCATGCTAGAATTAACTGACAAAGAATGGGCTCTGTATGAGGAGCGTTACGGAAAGCTGATGCATACCATCGCCATGAAGATTTCTGGGGACGATGCTATTGCTAACCACGAAGACAACTACGCAGATTTGTGCGTTGCTGCCCTTGAATCGATACAGGGCTTTGAAAAGAAAACGGGAGAAAAGTTTAAGGCAGCTATAAACAATAAGCTTTTTGATCAGTATACCAAAACTGTTCTTTGGAATCGTAAAGCTAAGAAGGGCATTCCTCTGACAAAGAAGATGGAGTTTAGAAACAAGCACTTTTCTATCGATCAGGATTACAGTGGGAACGATAGGGAGCGTAAATTGGATAACCTGGAGGACACTAGGGCTCAGTTTGATGCGTCCTCTGTGGACGTGGAAGACTTCTCTAACAGTCAACCAGAGGATGTAAAGAAGGTCATTGATGCTATTGTGAAGAATCCAGGGTCTTTATCTAAGGACGGTATGTTTAACTATGCTGCAATTCGCAGAAATACCGGACTATCAGTTCACTTTACTAATAAGGCCATTGAAGTTCTTAAGAATTCTTTGAGGAAGAATTATGAGGCCTGATCATATCGAACAGATATTGGATGATGTCGCCTACAAAGTTACGTGGGGTGACTATAAGCCAAAATATGAGTTTCTTGCAGAGTATGTGCCTGGAACAATGTTAGACCCTCAGTGGAACGCATTAGAAATGTTTCAATTTGAAATCATGGCTATGACGGTTCGTAAACAATATGGTTTCGACACTTCTACTGAGGAGGATTGATACATACGTTCAAGATCTCTTTTCTGATAGCAAAGAGAGGCTTTGGAACTCTGCCAATCGTATAGCCTGTAAGTTTAAATTAGAAATTGTTGACATCTCTGGAACTACAAGAATAGTTCTTAAGAAAAAAGGATCTCGAACGGTAATTAAGATAGGGTATCCCAGTCACAACTTTGCTGAATACGCCGCTTATAAGGCTCTAGAATGCTCTGTGCTGGGTGATCTCTTGGCTCCCTGTCTCGGAGTCAGTAAACATGGTTACGCGCTTGAAATGCAGTTTATTCCTCGCTCCTTACCTCAAGCCAGGGGAGATTATTATTGGTTCAACCCAGGCTTTGTACAGGTGAGAGATAAACTAGAGAGACACTTCTCTTTCATAAAAAAATACAACAAATATGCCTGGGGAGCAGATTTTCATGAGGAGAATATGCGTGTAATGAGGAACGGAGACATCAAGATAATTGACTACAGTAATCTATTAGCTGATATGTTTTCAAGAAATTCTCATACAACTGTAAAAAACTCCGTGCAATCTATTCTTAAGCTGGAATTTCCAAGAGTCCACGTCAGTTTAACAATGAATAATCGCATCATCTCTTACAAGGATAATGATGTTTTCTATGATGTACCTGTTGACTATCGTAGATCAGAAGCTATAATCTAGTAATCACGGGGTAATAGCTCAGTTGGTTAGAGCAGGGGTCTTATATACCTCAGGTCCATGGTTCAAGTCCATGTTACCCTACCATGACAGTGTGGTGGAATTGGCATACACGACAGACTTAAAATCTGTTGACCATATCGGTCTTGCGGGTTCGAGTCCCGCCACTGTTACCA